GTGGTCCTGGCTCAGGAAAATCTTTTATGGTTGGAAAAACTGGTCTTACTTCTTTAGGATTCAAATCAATCAATTCAGACTCTGCGTTTGAATTAGCTCTTAAGAATGCTGGGATGAAAATGGACCCAGAAAATATTGCTTCTCCAGAAGCTCAAAAGATAAGACAAAAAGCAAAAGAACTAACCAATAAGCAAGTTGAATTAGCTTTAAAAGGAAGACTTGGTTTAGTTATTGATGGCACTGGAAAGGATTATGCGAAGATTGCTAAATTTGCTAATAACTTAAAGAAGCTTGGTTATGACGTTGGAATGATTTTTGTAAACACTGATTTGACTACTGCTTTAACTAGAAATCAAAAACGATCTAGAAGTTTACCAGATGGTATGGTAAAAACTATGTGGAAAGATGTTCAAAATAATATAGGTAAATTTCAAAACCTATTTGGCGACATGATGATTATTGTTGATAACTCTGAAGGATCGAATTACGAAGGCGCATCTACAAGCGCGTATAAAAGGATAAAACGTTGGTCAACACAAGTACCTGTTAATAAGCCACAAGTAAAAGCTTGGATGGCTGCTCAAAGGAGTTAATAATGGACGATATATTTGATTTTGGCTTTACGGCCGTTGACGAGACAGAACTTGAAGCAGTACAACAAGCCACTACACAAGCAACAACTGCAGCATCAAGTGCAGATCAATTACAAGCAAAGATTGATAAACTATATAATTCAATCACTCCACTTCTTACCAATCTAAAAAAGAATCCAGAAAAGGAATATATACTTTGGCCGAATCGTTTAGAAAAGGTCGAACAATTTGAAACACATTTACAAAAAATTTATATGGAATAATTATGAATAATTATGACGGCTGGTTTTGGTGTCACGTCCAAAAGAAATTAGTACGGTGGGAGGATTTATATCGTGAGTGATAAATGGCATGGTGGAAAGGGTTCTAGATATCGTAAAGTAGATCAAAAAGCTTACAATGAAAATTGGGAACGAGTATTCGGTAAAAAGGATATGAAATTTACCACAGCTGAAGAATATATGAATGAAGAAATAGAAGGTGATACTCCTCCAGAAAGCGAAGAAGAAAGACAAGCGCGATTAAAGGTTCATAACCAGTGAATAGAGAAGCAGTTTACGAACAATTAAAAATAGACGAGGGGGTAGAGTATGAAATATACAAAGACCACCTCGGATATCCAACCTTTGGAGTCGGTCACCTTGTTACCGAAGCGGATGCCGAATACGGACAAGAAGTTGGAACAGCAGTCTCAGAAGAAAGAGTCAAGGAATGTTTCAGTAAAGATCTCGACACAGCAATTAGCGAATGTCATAATTTATACGGAGAAGGGGACTTTGGAAAGTTGCCGGGTGAAGTACAGGAGATCTTGGTTAATATGATGTTTAATATGGGGCGCCCTCGCCTCTCTGGTTTCAAGAAATTTAATGCTGCTATTGAAAGTGGTGATTGGTTGGAAGCAGCAAAAGAAGGACGTGACAGTCGTTGGTATAGACAAGTGACCAACAGGGCTGAAAGATTAATGGTTAGATTAGAACATTTAGCGAGTTTAGGACGATGAAATTACGAGATCAATTATTAGATGCAAGTAGAAAACACTTTGAAGGTCACATTGAAAAACATCGTGTGAATGTTGAAGTGTACTTAAAAAATCCTGCAGGTATAGGAGAACACTCTGATATTATGGAAGCTATTGAAGGTGAATTATCACAAATGGCTGAATATGATGACAAATTAGAAATGTTAGACAAATATTTTGGAGATTATTAATGGCAAAATTTAATAGATTACTTGATGCAGATTTTCTTCCTCCAAGAACTTGGATATTAGACTTGTCATTATCGTTTGATTCCGATGTTCTTAGCGAAGAAGAAGCTGCAGCATTAAAAGCAGTTGGTGTAAAAATCAATAAGAATAATAAAATCACTGTGCCTAAAGGTTTTAAAACTGATCTTGCATCAGTACCACGTGGTATATGGTGGTTTATTGCTCCATTTGATGTAGCACGTGCTGGTGTAGTACATGATTACATATATTGGTGTATTCGTCAATATCGCGACCAAAACGATCAACACGGTTATGTATCTGTTGCAGCAGCTGACGCAAAATACGTGGCTGATAAAGTATTTAAAGAAGCAATGGACGTTTCTGCAGATCATGTTGCTAGCTGGAAAAAATGGTGTGCATGGAAAGCCGTTTGTTGGTTTGGTGGTTCATCTATAGTACCTCGCGAGGAGCTTTAATGTATCTACTTTTACTTAGAGCAGCAATAACTGGAATATTTGGATCTGCTTTTGGTAAATGGTTTTTGAGTACTAGAGTGGGTATCTGGTTTCAAGTAAAACTAGATACATTTATGGAATATCTAGCTGTAAAATATGATATACATTTAGCAAGGAAAGAAGAAAAGTGGAGATCTGAATTTCCACATTTAGCTGCAAGGATAGATAAACTTGAAGAGATGGCTCATCCTGCAAAAGAATTACATGAGTTTGAGGTATGGCCAGAATTAGATAAAAGACTACAAGCCTTAGAGAAAAAAACAAAAATAAAAAAGTAGGAGTATCTTATGGCAGAGGAAACTAAACCAGCAAAATCAGCACCCGCAGATTGGGATGGTGATGGTAAAGTAACCGAAGAAGAAAAAGCAATGTATCTTGAATTTAAACGTAAGCGTTTAGAAGATGAAGATGCTATGCGAGACGCACAACGTAGTATGGCATGGTTTGCGTTATATGGTATGTTATTATATCCAGCTTGTGTATTAGGCGCATCATTCTTTGGTATGCCCGAAGGTGCGTCAACATTAGGTGATATGGCTCCAACATACTTTGTTTCTGTTGCAGCAATTGTTGCAGCATTTTATGGTAAAACAGCTTTTGAAGGTAAAAGCTAAATAGTAAATAAAATCCACGTCGTGATGACGCGATGATTCCCGTGTGGACTAATTAACGGAGAATAGATATGAAGAAATTTTTCTTCTTATTGCTGTTTCCTTTTGCAGCAGTAGCTCAAACGTATACAGATGATGTTGCAGAAATTATCAACAACAACTGTGTAACATGCCACCGTCCTGGTGGTGTAGGCCCAATGAGTTTCGAAACATACGATCAAGTACGCCCTTGGGCTCCTCTTATACAAATGAGAGTTGCTAATAGGGAAATGCCTCCTTATGCTTACGACCAGCATATTGGCATTCAAGACTTAGAAGGCGATTGGAGATTGTCTGATGAACAGATTGCAACAATCGTTGATTGGGTAAATGCAGGTTCACCTTATGGTGATCTTGATATTGTTCCTCAATTGCCTGAAATGCCAGATCCAGATGATTGGCGTTTTGCTGCAATGTTTGGACAACCAGATCTTATTGTTCCTTCTAAAGCCTATGATATTCCTGCCAACGGTAATGATTTGTGGAGTAAGGAATTTGTAGATCCTGGCCTTACTGAAAGCCGATGTATTAAAGCTGTACAAGTTAAACCTCGAGGTGATGCTGCTGCTGTAGTACATCATGCTAATTCAGACGTATATGTTTTTGACGAAGAAGGTGAATTGGTACCTTATGGTCAATTAACTGAGTATGCAATGGGCAAATGGGGTGAATTAATGCCTGAGGGTGTTTGCCGTACTATGCCAGCTAATTCACAAGTACGCTGGGATATTCATATGTTCCCAGGTGGTGTAGGTGCAACTGCTGAAGGTGGAATGATTAAAGACAATGTTGTAGAAATTGGTCTTTGGTTCCATGACGAAGATTATGCAGAAGTAAACGATGTGTATAATCAAGACCTTCGTTTATATCCTTTGAGAGAAGGTTATCAAAATGGACATCTCATTATTCCTCCTCATGGCTATGCTATGACTCAGGGCTTTCATAGTTTTGACCACCCTGTCCGTATTGATAGTTTTCAACCACACGGACATTTGCGTATGAACGCAGCTAGTTTGGAGATCTTTTATCCTGAAACAGGACGTACAGAACAAGTATCACAGATTTCTAATTGGTCAGCAACGTGGCATCACAGTCACATTTATGCTGAAGACGTAGCACCTCTAGTACCTGCTGGAGCTGTTCTAGTAATCAAGCAGTGGTATGACAATACTGCTGATAATCCTAACAATCCTGATCCTGATATGTGGGTAGTAGGTGGTTCAAGAACTGGTGATGAAATGTCACACGCTTGGATTGCTGTAACACATTTGGATGATGAGGGATATGAAACTATATTAGCTGACCGAAGAGAAAAGGAAGCAAGGAGTTTAGCAGCAAGTGATGATTAGAATATTATTTTTGATGGGACTTTTGTCTCAATATACAATAGCACAAGAAACTGATTTTAGTAGTATTGAAACAAATTGGAGAGTATGTGCTACTTGTCATGGTAATAATGGTGAGGGGAAGCCAGGATTCCCCTCATTGAATAAATTAACAAGTGAGTATGTCATTGAAGCACTGAGCGATTATAGAGATAGTGTTTATAGAGGTGACCAAAGCGCTATCATGTTTGGTATGGCAGCTGCACTTACTGATGAGCAAATTGAATTGCTTGGAAAGTATGCAGAAGAGGTTTTGAATGAG